GTCTTTCGTAATGCGAGGGTGGTCAGCGGTAACAGGACGGCCTCTAATATCCCATGTAGAACCGTAACCAATTGTCCAACGGTTTGCAGGGCAAAGGTATGGATCAGCGGACCAACCTTCAAAAGACTTAATTATTTCCAATCCGACCTTATTTATTTTCACGTCTGTTGTTTCCTCGCCATAGTGCGGCTCCCAAACCAAAATGAAACAACTGCGGCCCAGATAGCTTGAAACTCATCATTCCAGATCATTTTAAACTGTTCCATTGTCATCCAATCCATACTAACGCAAAGGGTTAAAACACCAAACTCAAAAGCTAATAAGAAAGTTAAAACAGGGCGTACTGAAGCAGCCATATTAACTACCCAAGGACTTGCTTTAGCCTGTAATTTAGCGTCATGTTTCAACAACGCCTCACTCTCACGAATGTCAGCTTCAACGTGCGTCATTTGCAATTTTTGCGCTCCTAGCACCTTCTGGTTTTCTAGTTGCTTGTCCATCAAACGCAATTCGTGCGCTTTGTCTTGTTTGTCTTGAAAGTAGTCCATTACCTTTGGGAGAAAGGAAGTACCAAAGCCAAGAACAGATCCTAGTAAACTAAGCATAACATGCTCCTATATATCTTATATTACTAAATACTTTTATTTTCTTTCCAATTTACTTTTTTGAAATTAGTCCCGCTTGAAACTAAACAACTTATTTCGTTTGCTGCGCCCGTGTGTACAACGGTAAAACTATTATAAGGACTAACAAAAATAGTAAAAATAATTTTATTTTCATAAACACCTGTATAAACAGGATCTTCGTTAAACTTTTGTTTTAAGAACAGAATTACCTCTGAAGCTGATGCACATCGTAAAATAGGTTGTGCTACAACCTTAACAGGTTCTACAGGTGTTGTCTGACAACCTATTAAAGCAAGAAAAATTAAGAGTAAAGGCGCTGTTAAAGTCATAAAAACTAGAAGCATTGACTTTGTGCTTTCTTTTTTACTACTTAAAACTTTCTTCATAACTAATTACTCTTGTCTAGGATGCTTTCCATTATGTAATTTTTTCATCATATCGGCTTCTTTAAATAACATTTCTTGGCCCATCTCTAAACGAGCCAGACGAGAATTAAGATCTGCAAGGTTATCTACAGAATTTATAGATGCTAACGTATTTACACGAGCTGTCAAAACACTTCTGTCGGATTCAGCCGCATCTAATCTTTCATCAAAAGCAGCCTTATACTTATCATGATTCTTATGAAACAAATCAAGATCTTGCATCACACGGCTTAAATTAGACTTAACAACAGCGTAACCTCCTGCAACTGTTGCGAGTAATAAAACTCCTTGCATAGCGTGTGAAGCTGTTAATTCCATACTAATTATCCTTTGGCACTTATTTTAAAATAAGTTTAACAATATGTTTTTTACCCATATACAATTCTAGTTCTGCTTTCGATTTTAAACACTCAAATCGTATATTACTACTTGATTTTATTTGCCTCATGGCAATTCGTTTACCCTTTAAGCAGACAGACATAGACGGCTGAATACGATGCTCTGTAATTTCGTTGTTTACCATCATCAATAATGCAATGACTGTCTCAATCATTTTAAGTTCCCGTTCTCTCGAACCTTATCTTTTAACTTTTCAATATCTTTTAGAGCCTTTTCTAATTGTTTTTCTATGTGTGTCAGCATTACTTGGTTGTGAATGTTCTTATCCAGAAGTTCTTGGTGTTTTTCTACTGTCTCATATAAATCTTCCAGTAGCAGGAACTGTTCCTTATCAACTGTGGTCTGTTCAGAAGCCTTAAGCAAATCAGCGTTCATAAGCTCTCTTGATGTTTCAAGAGAAGTTAGTCTAGCAGTAATTTCTGTATATGCAAAAACACCCATTGAAACAGCAATAATTATGCCGACCATATTTTTTATTGGCATAGCAACCGCTGTTTCTGAACTGACTTCCATTTTTATCGGTCCTTTGGTACTAATAGTATAAAGTCTAGTACAAATCCTAACTTAGACGGAAATTGTTTCTCAACTCGCTGCTCTACTTCTTCAATGCTTGCAGCATTTATAATATCAAAGTACAGTACATTTTCAAACTCGTCTGAAATCCCTAAATCGTTATTCCAGTCTTCGCCAGAGCGTATTTTTTCTCTTACAATCTTGTTATACACGCCAACTTCATAATCTGACATATCAACAATTACCTGAAAGACACCTATTTGCGTATATTACGTAAGCAATTCCACCAGCTACGCCTAATATTAACGCCAGCTTACCAATTTCCTTCAGCCAATAGAGCAGACGGTCATAAAACTCTTTTTCTGCTTCTTTTTTTGCCTTTAATTTCTTTGCTTCTTTAATTTTTTGTTCTTTTGCAAGCTCCATGCGTCTTTCACGCTCTTCTTTTATGGCGTTCCAAGTACCAAAACCAAATTTTTCGTCTACATCTATCTCTAAATTACGCAGAAGTGTGCGATTGTTTCTTTCAGTAACAACATCTGAGATTACTGACTTATAGCTAGCATCACTTTCATCAACTTTAGGTGTTTTTTTAGCTTTCTCAGCTTTGCTAGTTAAATGGAATATATTATCTAACGCACCCGCAACATCTTTAATGTCAGAAGAAACTTCAAGGAGCTTCTTTGCGCCAGCAATAGCAACGCCAATGGTGATAGGATCCATTCATTTACCTACTTTTTACTCCGCACAAGGCGTGTTAAAAACTTTTGGGACTTTCGTAAAGTATTCTCTACCCAAAACATAAAGTCTTTTACTATACTTTTAATTTTTTCTAGCATTTTATATCTTCCAGAGCATACCTGCCATCAAAAGGATAAGAGAACCAGCACCTGTAATCATCACTAGCTCAAGGCGTTTTATCCGCTCAATAGTTTCTTTCCATCGTTCAGCGCAAACAGCTTCGTGTGTGTTTAATTTAGCTTCCACATCTTTGACTTTAGCCATTTAATTACTCCGGCTTTGTAGGCCAAGTTAAAGTCTGCTGTACTGTCGTGTCATTTAAAGTTGAAGGGTAGTCACGCAGTAAAGTTCTATACGCAACCCACTCAGCTTTTTTACTGTCACTCAAAGCTGTATCAGTAACTACTGTCCAATCGCAAGCGGATAGTTTTGCATCACGAAGCATACGCACATAGGCCCAACTGTCTTCAACAGATATTGTAAATTTTACAACTGCGCCACTCTCATATGTATCATCGGTAGTCGTGTCGTCTGCAACGTCTACCCACGACAAATCTGCCGATACTGGAAAAATGTTACCTTCGTCCTCAACTTGACAAATTCTTGTCCCTTGGATTAATGCCTTTTTAGCCATTACTTATACTCCTGAACTAGTACATAACCTGCACCGCCAGCACCGCCATCACCACCTTGACCACCAGCACCGTAAGCACCACCTGCTCCACCGCCACCATTTACTCCGTCAGCAGCATCAGTTCCAGAAGCCTTTACGCCTACGCTACCGCCCTGACCACCGCCAGAACTCGACCAATCACCTGCAACGCCTGATCCACCTTCAGAGGGAGTGCCTCTTAGGTTTAAATCTCCGTTAGCTCCAAGTCCTCCTAGCGCACCGCCCCGCAAATCATCGCCTGATACTCGGCCACCTGCTCCTCCAGTAGCACTGCAAAAACTACCAAAGCTAGATGTACCGCCTGTCCCTCCACCAGTGAACGCACCACCAGCACTGTTTGAGCCAGTTCCCTTTGTTCCTCCAGCACCAATAGTTACTGTAGCTGAACTGGTACTACTAACATCAATAAATTCCATTGAAAAACCACCTTCTGCACCACCAGCACCCGTATGGTTGTCGGTGTAACCACCAGCGCCACCGCCGCCACCGCCTTTTACGGTAACGAATACTTTGGTAATGTCGGTTGGACGAGTCCATGTTCCAGAAGACGTAAACACCTGAACAGAGTCAGCTCCACCGCCAGCAGCAGCGACAACTTTCTTTACTCCAGATGATCGGTTGTCATTTTGTCGGATTATGCCTGTCATTTTTACCTCGTCTGATCTAGGAAACTCACAACTATATCTACGTTTGCAGAACTTGCAGTTGCAGCACACAAGTGGTCGGTATCTGTAATTACAAATCTGTCATTAAATACAAATGTTTCATTTGCACCCAAAGCCTGATCGCTCAGTAGTTCGTAGTCTGTTCCACCACCATTCTCGTCAATATAGAGGTCAAAAGTCTCTGCTGCTCCAGCAGTCTCCGTAACAATTACTGAGATGATTGTGTAAGTGTGACCATCTACACCGTTGATTAATACACTCTCACTGTTGGTTACTCCAGCCGTAAGACTGTAACTTAAAATTTCACTTGCCATAATTTTTTCCTTTTAAAATCCAAATACAATTGACTTGCCCGTGGTTGAAATTGATGAGTTCATAGAGCCTTGAACGTCAACTATGCCTGTTCCATTTGGAGCAAGAGTAATAGCTCCATTTGCCGCATCTGTAATAACAATTGTTCCAGAATTGGTCCCAGAATTAGTGCTAATTTTCATATCATAAGCTCCGTTGCTGGAAACGTGTCCAACCTCAGAGCCTCCTCCAACACTAACTAAATCTGTTTTTAAGACAACATCACCTGTCCCATTTGGATTAATATCTACATTAGCATTTGATGCAGTGGTAACATCGCCAGTAAGTGTAATATCTCCAGCAACAGTAACACCTCCAGCAAAAGTAACATTCTGTGTTCCTGTAGGTATTTCTATAACATCTGCATCTGCATCGTTTTTAATTGTAACGTCATTAGTAGAGCCTTGCCCTGTAAGAATAAGTCCTTCGGCTGCTGTATAGCCCATCGCAGCGTTGTCACCAGCAGAAGTATCTCCATCAGCATTTACCGTTGCGGCTGTTACGTCTCCTACAATATCAACACTAGTACCACCTGTTGCTATTGTAATAACATCTGCATCTGCATCGTTCTTGATGGTCACATCATTAGTAGAGCCTTGGCCTGTAAGTATAAGTCCTTCAGCAGCAGTGTATCCTATAGCAGCATCATCTCCTGCTGCTGTATCGCCTGTAGCAAGAAGAGTACCCGCAGCGGTAATATCACCTGTTGAAGTAATAGCTCCTGAAGCTGCTATTG